TCAGGCCCCCGGCGGCTTGTGGGCGTAGAAGTCCGGCTCGCGCGTGAAATGATAGGCGGCGGTGTCCAGCGCCTTGCGCACGGCCTCCAGGATCAGGAACTCCGGCCCGAACGGCCGCACCTGGTCCTGCATCCGGATCAGCTCCTCGCGCAGCGGCCGCAGCTTGGCGAACCGCGTCTTCGCGTCGCCGATGCCCGGGTAGGGTATGCGGACCATGGAGCCTCCCTGTCGGCGGCGGTGGTAACCGGGATCAGCGACCGCCGCGAGTCTTTTGTTCCGTTTTTGTTCTCGCGTGCTCGCGCGCTCGTCAGCGGCCGGTGCCGCCCGGCGAAAGCCGCTCCAGCAGCCCCGCCGCCGTCTGCCGCAGCCCGGCCAGGGCTTCGTCGGTCGGATCGAAGCTGCCGATCGCCGCCGCCGTCATCCCCTGGGCCTGCAGGGCAGGCGCGAGGTGGGCGATGATCGCGCGCCGCTCCTCGTAGGGGCGCTGGATCACCCCGGCCGCCATGGCGCCCCGCAGTTCGGCCCGCCGCGCGGCTGTGGCCCGCTGAGCGGGCGCAAGGGCGCCGATCGGGTCGGCCGGGCCCGCGTCCGCAGTCCCCCGCGCCATCGCGTTGGTCCCGCCCGCCGCCGGCGGGAGCGCCGCGATCCTGCGCCCGAGCCCGAAGGCGTTGGCGTAGTCGCCGAGCGGATCGGCCGGCCTGGCCACGCGGCGGTCGATGTCGACCCCAGGGTTCATGTCCTCAGCCTCCGATCGCCGCGAACGCATTGGCCCCGCCGGCCCCGCCTGCGCCGCCGAAGCTGGAGGCCCCGCGCGTCAGGCCGTAGGCGCTCAGCGCACTCGTCAACCCGCCGTTGAACGCGTTGGCGCTGGTCAGGGCGGCATTGGCCGCGGCCAATGCCGCCGCATTGGTGTTGGCCCCGACCGCGCCGGCATAGCTCTGCCCCTGCCCGGCCAGCGCATTGGCCGCCCCCGCGCCGGTCCCGGCCAGACCCTGCAAATTCTGCTCGTACTGTTGGCCATACTGGTCGGCGAGGCCGGTGGCGTAGCTGTCCAGCGCGGTCAGCGTCGAGCCCGAGCCCAGCAGGCCCGAGGCCGCTTTGCTCTGCGTCACCCCATCCAGCCCCTGCTGCCGGTTGAACTGGTAGCCGGTGGAATCGAGGTAGTCGTTCAGTGACTTCGACGCTGCGGCCGGATCGCCGCCGATGCCGAGGAAGCCCTGCAGAGCGTCGGCCGCATTCGCGCCGGCCGTGACATAGGGCTGCTCGAGCGCCTTGTCGGAAGAGTAGATCTGGCTCTGCAGCGCATTGTTCTGCTGCGCCGCGTTGCTGGCTTCGTGCGAGCCGAATATGGCGCTCACGATGGTCGCGATGGGCATGTCCTTGGTCTCCTAATTCATCGATCGCGCGCGGCGCTTGCCGGCGGGACTCAATTTCCAGTCTTCGAGGCTCACGGCCCATGGCCGGAACGCCCCCAGCTTGCCCGTCTTGAACGGTCCCGCCGGACGAAAGCCGAAGCTCCGGGGGGGTTGGCTCAGAGGGTTGGCCTGCGCCTCGCAAGCAGTGATCAGCGCGTAGCCCGCGAGCCACACCGCCCCCATGGCCTGAGCCGCCGCGTCGTGAACTTCCCGGCCCCATCCCTCGGGGGTGAACAGCGTGTGCAGCTCGGCCACGAAGCCCAGCGGATCGAGCCGCACGAACATGAAGCCGCCGTGCTTCGCCGCCAGCGGCAGGACGCCCGGCGCGCCCGCCAGCTTGCCGACCATTTCCGGGTCCACACCCAGCAGCGCGCCGGCGCAGGCCGGGTGCGAGGCGATGGCGGTCCAGAACGCGGGGTCGCGCTCTATGCGCAGGCGCATCAAAGGTTGCTCCCCGCCGTATACTTCACGCTGTAGGTGAAGGTGGCCAGCGTCGTGGAGGCCGTCGCGTTGGTGACGGTGATCGTCCCGGCTTCGGTCGATGTCCCGCCGTTGACGATGGTCCACGAGAGGGTCTGCCCGTTGGCCCAGGCGAAGGCCCCGGCATATGGCTTGGTCACTCCGGCCAGGGTGTAATAGACCGTGCCGAGCCCGCTGTTGGTGATCGTCACGCTCATCGAGCCGGTGATGCCCGACATCGTCTGGACGCCGTTCGAACCGCTGTTGAACCCGCTGATATTGGCCCAGGTCACAGCGCCGGGAGAGCCGGTGTAGCCCGCCCCCGAGCCCTTGGAGCCGACGAGGGCGGCAAGACTTCCCGTCATGAACTCCCTCCCATCACGAGCCCGCGAAGGCCGTCAGGCCGCACGACGGGTGAGCAAGACCGTGAGCGCGGACGCGCGAGCGTCTTCAAGAGATTCCGGTTCCGGTGACGATCCACACGTTCGCCGCTTCCTGAACCAGCGTCGCGAAGCCGTACTGCGTCATGGCCACGTCCTTGCTCGTTCCCGAGCCCGCAATGGCCAGCGTGACGCCTGCCCCGCGCGTGATGGTCACGGTTCCCGCCCCGACATTGCGCACGACGATGGTCGTTCCAACGGGATAGGCGACGCCGCTGTTCGGCGGGATGGTGTAGGCCATGGCCGAGCCGTTGTTCCCCCGCACCATCTTGCCCGCATCGCCCAGGACCAGCGTGTACGAGGTATCCTGTTCGTTGACCGGCAGGCCGAGATACCCCGCCGACGTGACGCCCAGGCCGGTGGCGGAGAGCAGCAGATTGGTCGCGGTATCCCCGGCCTTGTTGACCGGCGTGTAGCCCAGCGCGGTGGCGATGCCCGTCCAGCCGGCCAGCTTGGCGGGGCTGACATAGACGCCCGTCGCAGACCCCGCATTGACCTGCGCCAGCGTCGCCTCGACCGCCCCTTCGCTGATCGGGTCGATGTCCTGAATGAGCGTCGCGCCCGAGGTCAGAAGCTGAGCCCGGTAGACCACCGTAGGATCGAGGTAGATCGGGACGAACAGGCCGCCCGAGTCCGCCACGACCGGATTGCTCAGCGGCGTGCCCAGCGTCGAGGACGTGTAGACGGCGGCCGGTGTCGTTGTACCTGTGGCGTAAAACTGCAGCTTCGCCCCGGCCATCGGCGCGCCGTTCGCGTCGATCGCCCGCAGCACCGGCTGAGCGAGGAGAAAACCTGCCATGTGTGATCCTTCAGGCCGCTACGGCCGAACCGCTGTCGATGGCGAACCAGCTACCGCCTGAGTACCAGCACGGCACGCCGGTCCCGTTGCCGGATGTCTGCGAGCCCCGGCGCCCGTCCTGCGCGTAGGCCAGATCGCCCTCGCCCGCCGTGGCCGGTAGGAGGTCGACCGTGCAGACCGAGACGTAGAGGGCCAGGGCGGTGTTGCCGCCGACCGCTCCCCCGCCATGCAGACCCCCGATGGCCACGACTTCAGCCGTGGCGGGCGCGGCTTGGGCGCCGTACTTCCACGCCTCTTCCACCTTGTCGGACGATCCGCCGAGCCGGTCGCGCACCGCTTCGAACCAGCGCAACCAGACCTGCGAGACGTTCAGCCCGTCGAGGAACGGAACCTTGATCGGCGGAGGCGGGAGAGAGACGGCGGCCATCAGCTTGCCGGCCTCGCGCTATTCAGCTCCAAGTGGCTCAGCGCCACGTCCACCGCATCGCTGATCCGCACCTGGACCAGCCTCCCCGGCGCGCGCATCGAGCCCAGCCGCTGCCAGACCGCGCGGGCCTCGTACTGGCCCTGTTTGCCCAGCGAAGCCGCCCGCCACGAGGTGAACGTCCGCCCCTGATCGTCGCTGTAGCGCATCTCCGCCGTGGCCGAGCCGGTCAGGCCCAGTCCCTGGCCCACCACCCCATGCAGGATGAGGTTGAGACACCGGGGCGAGCCCTCTTCCACCTTGATGAAGGCGCTGGCCTGGCGGATCAGCGGGTTCGACCCCTCCGCGAACACCCCGACCTGCATCGACCAGAGATCGTTGGTCGTATCGTCTCCGATCCAGACGGCCGGCCCGATCATCGCCGCGCACTGGCCCCGGAAGGTGGTGTGCTGCCATGACGACCACTGCTGCCATTCCCCCCGCTGGTAGCTGTCGCCGTAGGCCTGCGCCTGCGTCCCGACCCTACTGATGTCGTAGGCGTAGGAGCCGACGCCGGGGATGTTGAGCAGATAGATCGGATGGCCCTCGAAACTGACCGACAGCGCGCTCATCGCCGCGGGCGTCGCGCACTGCCTGATCTTGTCGTCTATCGAGGCGCTGGAGATCTTCGTGGGCGAGCTGTTTCCGGCCCGGTAGACCGAGCCGTCGTCCCCGACCCAGAAGATCGAGTTGTCCGCGTACTGCACAGCATCCCGCGCGATGCAGCCGCGCTGATAGCCCCGCCCCACGACCGGCGTGAAAGGGGCGGTCGGGTCCGAGCCGGGGCTCCAGAACTCCACGCTCTGCGTGCCCAGGATCATCAGCTCGTCATTGAGCATGGCGACCGCGATGTTGGGGTCGGGCGAGCTTTCGGCCGTGGCGAAGTCGAGCCCCGTCTCGTTGGCCGCGTCGTCGATCTCCGAATACCACCACTTGTCGGTGCCCGTGGCCATGTAGGCGAAGCGGCCGGCGCAATAGGCGACATCGCAGACGGGCGGCAGCGAGGCGTTGACGATCTGGCCGAAGCTGGCCCCGTCGTAGAGCCAGGCCGCGCCATTGGCGATGAGCACCATCTGCGCCTCGGAAGCCGCCCAGCGCACCCGGTCGGCGCCCGGTATCGTCCCGCAGCTCGCCCCGGTCGAAGCGTTGTAGGCGCTCGTTCCCGACACCAGGAAGAGACCCCCGCCGTAGATGTTGGGCGCCCGGAACACGCCCCGGATCGGCCCTGCGCCGAGGTTGAAGCCCGCGATCAGGCCGGGCCTGGAATAGTGGACCTCCCGCAAGCCGACATAGGCCGCGAACGGCCGCTCCTCGCGAAGCGGCGTCTCTTCCGAGATGAGGTTGAGCGGCCGCACATCGGGAAACCCGAACGAGCGCGAGAACGAATCGGTGAAGAAGGGAAGTCGCAGGCCGGTGAGCGAGGTGAAGCCATCGGACCTGAACTGCGCGACTTGGGCGTTGGGCGCGGAGCCTTGGCCGACGGTCATCGCCCCGGCCCCGCCGCCTGCGGAGCCCCCAGCCCCATGACCGGATCGAGCCCGAACGGCCCCCGGCGCCCATAGGCCCGCGCCAGCGCCTGGCGACCCTCCAGAGCGGCCAGCGCGATCTCCGGCGCTATGTCCTGCCCGAACTCCGCCGCCGCCTCCACGGCCAGCATGGCGGGCATGTGGGCGATCAGCACGTCGGGAAACTCCAGCGCCGCGTTGAGGCTCGCCCAATCGGCTTCCAGCGTCCACGAGGCCACGTCGGGCCGGAACCAATACCGCGCCATCGCCCCATCGCTGGAGAGCGTCACGCTCGCCGCGCCGCCGATCAGCACGCCATTGCCCGCGAGAGTGCAGTTGTGGCTCGCGAACCCCGCCCCCGCATCCACGACGCCGAAGCGCGCGCCCGGACGCGGATTGGCCGGCGCGCTCAGCGTCATCGCGCTCGTTCCCCCGACCAGATACTCCCCGCCCGTCTCGGCCTGGGCGGTCGCGCCGGAGACCTGGAACGGCGAGAGCCGCGGGCCGATCAGCATCCCGAACCAGCCGCGCTTCATGGTGTTGGCGCGGATCAGGATGTCCGCCCCCACGTCGGCGTCGGGCGTCTCCTGCCCGTCGATCACGCCGATCATCCGCAGCGCCTGGGTGGCGATGGAGAGGAGGTTGAGGCTCATGCGTGGACTCCCCGCGTCTCATGGCTAAGCTGGCGCATGGAAACGCGCATGACTGAGGACACGGCGGCCGAACTTGCGGGCCTGATCCTTGTTGTGCGCTCGCTCGTTCTTGCCCAGGCGACGCGGGAGCCGGGCTTGCCGGGCGAAGCGGTCGGCTATTTGGCCGGAGCTACGCGGTCGCTCGCCAGCGACCTCCTGAACACCATCCCAGAAGAAGGCCGAAGCCGAGTGCAACAAGCGTGGGAACGCGTGTTCCATCAGTGTTTCGCCGTACCGGATGGGATCGATCTTCAGACGGCGTTCCTGCGCTCGACCCCCGAGGGCGGCCGAAACTAGACGGCGACAGCAACCGCAACTGCTCATCGGTTAGCGGCTGGCGGAACACCCGCAGCATCGCCTCGTTCAGCGCCTGCCAGTCTATCGGCTTAGCCGCTTCGTTCACGTTGATACCCCCTCAGATCAGCGAGCGCCAGGAGCCGCCCTGCCTGTGGAAGACGCAGGTGAAGAAGCCCGCCGTGCAGTCGGTCCGCAGGTAGAAGTCGCCGTCCGCGCCCACCCCCGCGCCGGGCGCGCCCGTCCCCGCGAGAATCCCGCCGCCGCTCTGCGTCGCGCTTCCGGTGCCGGGATAGATCTGGCCGCTGGCCTGCACGCTCGATCCGACGACCGGATTGCCCGCGCCCTGGGCGTAGAGCGCCAGGGCCGAGGCCGAGCATTGCTGCAGCACCGAAGAGCCGGACGCCTGGCAGGCCAGCGCGTCTGTCCCCGCCACGCTCCCCCGCGCGGGCAGATGGGGCAGCGAAGCGTTCTGAGCGCTGGCGCAGGAGGCCAGCAGCGCCCCGGCGAGCGCCAATATCGCAAGTCTCATCGTCATGCCTCCGAAGATGCGGTCGCGCCGGCGAACACCGGCCCCGCCGTGAGCGCGAGCAGAATATCCCCCGCCGGATCGAGGCTCAGGGCGTCGGCCCCGGCGTCGATGGCGAGGCCCACGGCCGGGAAGCTCACGCCCGCCCCGCTCACGGTGAGCCCCGCAGAAGCGGCAGCGCCGGAAACCGTCAGCTCAGCAGCCGCCGAAGCGCCGGAAGTGGGCATATCGGTCGCCTCCCGGTCGGGGTTGGGGTGCGCTAGGGTGAGGCCGATGGGGAACGCCAACAGTCATCGCTATCGGGTTCTGGACGGCTTGCGGGGCGTCGCGGCGGCGATCGTCGTCGCCTACCACGCCAGCTATGTGATCGGCGGCGCGCCGATCCTGCCGCGCGGCTACCTGGCCGTCGACTTCTTCTTCCTCATCTCCGGCTTCGTGCTGAGCGCCGCCTACGAGGAGCGGATCCGCGAAGGTCGGCTCGGCTGGTGGGCGCTGATGCGGCTCCGCGTCGAGCGGCTACACCCGTTGATCGTTCTGGGCGTCATCCTCGGCCTCGCGGTCGCCGTGGCGACGCGCCATCCGGCGCGGGCCCATGTGGTCCTGGCCGGGCTGTCAGGGCTCGTCCCGTTCCCGTGGGGGCACCACGACGTCGGCATCGGGCTTTATCCTGCCAACCCGCCGACCTGGTCTCTCTTCCTCGAATACCTGGCCAGCATGGCGCTGCCGCTCGCGGTGCGCCGCTCGGACCGGATGCTGGCGCTGGTCGCCGGCCTCGCCGCGATCGGCCTGGTGGTCTGCGGTGTGATCCACGGCAGCCTCGAAGGGGGCGGCTTCCGTGCGAACTTCTACCTCGGGCCGGTGCGGCTCGCGTTCTCGTTCACCGCGGGGATGCTGCTCTATCGGTGGCGCGACAGGGTCGCGCTCGTGCCGCTCCCCGGCTGGCTGCTCGCGCTTGGGTTGCTGGGCCTCTCGATCGGCTGGGCCTCGCCCGGGTCCGACCTCGTGATCGTGATCGTCGCCTTCCCGATCATCGTCGCCCTGGCGGCCGCGTCGCCCGAGGAAGGCAAGGTCTGGCGCTGGGCCGGCGACGTCTCCTACCCGCTCTACATCGTCCACTACCCGCTGGTGACCTACGCGGCGGTGTTCGCGCCGGCGGGGCTGCGCGGCCCGGCGGCGGTGGCAGCCGGCCTGGCGTCTCTCGGCGTCGCCGAGCTCGCGCTGCACCTGTACGACGCGCCGTTGAGGGCGTGGCTGGCCCGCCGCGCCGCGTTCCGAGCCGCCCACCCGCTGGGCCCCGGCATCGAGGCCGTGCCCGCCGACATCTCAAAGCGCCTGATCTGGTCGCTGATCATGGAGAGCGAGGGAATCGAGCACCACTGCCCCTGCAGCTCACAGGAATTCGTCTTCTCCCCGGATGACCTGCGAACCCACCCACCGACGTGGACGGTTGGAGAGCTTCTGGAGGCCCACGTCTGCCCCGGATGCAGGCGGCGGGCCGGCTGGGCAGAAACCTACACCCACCGCACCTACTGAGCGTAGGCCGCCAGGATCGCGGCCTTGTCGATGGTCACAAGCTGGGCATAGCCGGTGTCGTTCAGGTGCGTCAGGTCGTAGCCGAGGAAATAGGTGTTCGTCGGCGGGTTGGTGTCGAAGGCGGCAAAGCCCCCGGTCCGATCCGCGATGGCGCACTGAGCGCCGCCCGTACCGCACGCCGCGTTCGACAGCAGATAGGTCTTGACGAGAACGTCGTAAGCCAGCCGTGCGGCCTCTTTGTAGTTGCACGTCGCGGTGCAGCTTGTCCCGGCGTCTGCGACGGTTGTGCAGGTGGTCCCGTTCGAGGTCGGGCAGCGCACGAGCATCGTCTCGACCACGACGCGGACGTGAGGGCTAAGCCCGGTCAGGTAGGTCACGAGCGGGATCGTCTGGCCGTAGAAGATTTCGCAGGCGCTGTAGGCTTGAGCGGCCAGGGCAGCCGTGCAGCCGGGGCCCAGATTGACCGCCCCGTCGGCCCCCTGGGCGTTCAGGACGCTGGAATAGAGGGTGTTGTTGTAGGTGCCGCTCGACCCGAAGAAGATATCGTTTGACGGGGCGTCGATCTCGACAATGGTCCCCGCGCCGTTCGGGCCGCTCGAATAGGACGTGTTCACCGCCGCGCCGATAGTGGTGCGGCTGGAGTTCGCGCCGGTCAGCTTTCCGCCCGGCAGCGAGACGTTGTAGATTTCCCAGTTCGACGCCAAGCCGAGAAGGCGCTGCGGATACTGGTTTCGCGTCGCGCCCCACCCGGCGCCGAGGCTCGATTGAGCGTCGAGATATTCGGCCGTGAAGCCCGAGTTGACGAGGCTGAACCCGGCGGTCGCCGCTGTCTGGAACGAGGTGTAGTCGGCGGTCGTCGGGGCCGTGCCAAAGCCCACAAAGCCGAACAGGTCGAACATGCCATCGTACTGGCCGCCGCCCGCCGTGGAGTTGCCGATATAGCCGCCAGCATAGCTGGTCGCGGCCGACGCCTTGGTCTTCGATATGCACGTCCCGGCGAAGTTCTGAGCGCAGAAGTAGCGGAACGAGCCGTCCGCAATCAGACCCCAAGCCTGTGGCGTGTCGCGAGGGAAGGAGACCGAAGTGACAACCGATCCGGCCCCGGACGTGAGCCCGGCATAGGCTTGCTGGGTGTAGAGGTTAATCTCCGCCGTGCCCGCGTTGTAGGTCTCGAAATAGACCTGCGTGTCGGCAATGGTGTCCGGCCAGACGACCATAAAGGCGCCCATCGCCTGATTGGTCGAAGCGAAGCCGGACGGCAGGACGAAGTAATTGCCTGCGCTCGATCCCTTGCAGCCCGAGGGGCTGGTCTGAAACTGGCACGACACACGAAACGGCCGGATGCCGTTGCTGGTGTAGTTGCTGGAGAGCGGGGGGATGTGTCCCGAGACCGTCGTCGCGTTGAGGCCGCCGCCGCCCTGGTCGTAGGCGATTTTCACCAGCGGCTCGTTCCCGCTGTTGTTCGTCACCGCCCACGCGTCGATGTTGGAATACACCGGCAGGTCGCTGGGGCTGACGTTGGGCGCCGGGCAGACGCCGGCCGTGGGCAGGCTCACCGTGCCGGGGCACACGTCGAGTGTGACGGTCGCGGCCGAGTTGGTGAGTTGGAACAGAGGGCCGGCGTAGGTCGAGACCAGCAGCTTCGACCCGTAGACCGCCTGCGGGCTGACGCTGAAGGTCGGCAGGAAGGTCGGGGTGTATCCCGCGCCCGGCGGATAGTTCACCGCCCCGCGCTGACCCGCGCCATAGATCCCCGGAATGCTCTCTTGCGCGAGCGCTGGCCCGCAGAGCGCGAGCAGTAGCGCTCCGGGCAGCCAGGCCCTCATCCGTAGACTTCCACGACGCTGACCGCCTCTGTGCCGGTCGCGACGATGCCGTAGATCGGCCCGGTGTAGCCAAGGCTCAGCGACGCGCCTTCAGCCCCGTACAGCTCGACGCCGGTCCCGGTCGTGACGGCGGACCCGCCGACGTACACCTTGACGGTGCTGCCGTTGACGACGGTGATCTGCTGCCGGTCCGGCCTGGCCGCCGCGATCAGGGTCGCGGTCGCTGCGACGGTGACTTGCGCCGTGGCGATGGAGCCGCCGACGCCATAGATGGTCGCCATTCAATATCTCCAGGATTTCTAGCGAGCGGAGGGCCCAGGCCCGACGACTCGCGAGCAGGCCGTGAGGGCCGGACGGCCCGAGCGTCTTGCTAAAAGTAGCTCGCGCGCACCGGCTCGCGCCTCACGCCGGGCCGGCTGAACAGGGCCTCGCGGGACGCTGCGATGCGCGCCAGCATGGGCTTGGTCGGTTCGGGGAGATTGGAGAGGACGTCGGCCAGCCGTTCGGCCAGCACGACCGCGAAGTCGCTCTGATAGCGGGCGTTGAGCGGCAGCTCGGTATCGAGCGTCAGGCCGCTGGCCGGGGCCCAGGCGTTGGTGTCGACGCGGTAGAAGTAGAGCGCCTGCGTGGTCCCCACGACCTCGATCCGCGCGCCGTCCGTGGGCTGACGGTACTGCACGCCATCGGCGCTCCCCGTCGTGCCGGTCTGCGGCGTGTAGCCCGCTGCGCCCTGGAAGCCGTAGTCGTAGGGATCGTAGCCGCCGAGGATCGACACCGCGTTGGGCAGGGTGACGGTGACGATCGCCCCGGCCTGGATGCGCAGGCGCTGGTTCTCGCCGGGGCAGATGTCGGCGGTTACGTCCAGATCCCACAGCGGCCCGCGCGCCTCGTGCAGAGCCAGGACGAGGCTCTGCGCCCCATCCAGCCCCACAGCGAGTTCATCGGCCGTGGGCGCATCGCCAGGCGCGACGGCCTTCATCAGCCGCATGGCCTCCAGGATGGCGGCGCGGACGGTCGACATGAGCGCCTCCGCTTTCGTAGCCAAAGATCGCGCGAGGCGCGGAATGTTTCAGAGCTTGTCGAGAACCGTCAGCCCGAGGCGACGCTCCCAGAAGATCACTTCGTCGACGGGAATGCTCTCAGCGTCCGCGAGGTCGATCACGGCCACGAAGGCGCCCGTGTCCGGTCGTTCGATTTGGCGCCAGAACGTCAGGTCGCCGTCCGGCCCGTGTATTTCCAGATCGTCGATGATCTTGATTGTGCAGCCTTGCGCGATGAACGCGGCCACGATGTCGGCGACCTTGAAGAAGCGTCCAGGCCGCTGCGCCATCCTTCAGACCGCGTCAGGCCATTTCGACCAGGCGCAGATCCGCCTCGACCTTTCCAACAGAGGGCTCTGTCGGCAACACGTTCATGCGGGAGTGCTCATAGAGTTCCGCAAATCGCGCCGGCGCCGGCGGTATGCCGTCGAGCCCCTCGCGTCCGCTTCGCAGGTTCAGGACGAGGTTGGCCGTTATCGCCTTGCGCAGCGCCGCCGGCAGATCATCCGGCTTGTCCGCAAAAGCGGCGATGTCGTGCTCCAGGGCCTGAGCGACCCACGCCGACTCGCCCCGATAGACCACCGCTCTCAATCGCAAGTTCCCATGCATGTGAGCATCAATGCTCCGCAGCGCCCCCACGTTGCGAATCACGCAACGGCTGAACTGTCAAGCTGCGCCCTCGGGTTCCCGATCCGCCGGTCGCCCGCGTTCGGGCTTGTCGGAGCCGACCTCGAAGGTCGGGTTGAGCGCCAGAAGGCCGACGTGCTCCGAGTCCATGCCTGCGGTCTCGACCGGCTCCCCGAACGGGAAGTCGCGGCCGAATACGGTGCAGACCGTCCCCTCGTGGCCGGGGGCGATGAAGCGGGCGGTGGCCATCAGACGACGGTCCCCGGCGCGGTGGCGGCCACGGCTGCGACCGGCGCGGGCTTCAGCACCAGCAGCAGGGCCTGGATGATGTTCGAACCGGCCCGCACGGCGATGCCGTAGGTGTCCTTGCCCAGCGCTTCGAGGGTGTTGAGCAGGGCCGCTTCGAGGGTCGGCAGGTCCGTCACCTTGCCGCCTTCGACCAGCGTCAGGAAGGCGACCACATCGGCCTTCAGCGCGGCGAGTTCGGCGGGAGCGACGACGGCCAGGATCGGCCCGGCGATCTCGCTGAGCGCCTTGAGGCCAGCGTCGGCCTCCTTCTCCACCCAAAGGGCGGCGGCCTTCACGTCGTTCTCGATGGTCAGCAACAGGTTCATGGGGTGCGCCTTTCTAGGCTGACGGAGGGGTGGGGGTGGCCAGAGCGACGGCGACCTGCTTCTGCACCGCGAACTTGTCGTAGAGCGTGAAGCCGACGCCGCCGAGGAAGAGGACGGAGCCGAGGAAGTCGTTGAGCTGGGCCTGAGCGATGACGTGATTGGCGATCAGCCAGGCCCCGCCTGCGGTGGCGACGTTACGCAGCACGCCGAGCCCGATGGCGCGGATGAGTCCGTTCATGGGATGTCCTTGGGTTTGCCGGCCAGCCAGCGCAGGACGGTCTTGGCGGTGTCGCTCTCGGCGATCTGGATCGCGTAGACGACGATGGCGAACATCGCGGGCGGGATGTAGCCGGCCCAGGCGGCGAGACTGACAGCGGCCAAGGCGACGTTCCCCACATGAAGGACCACAGGATGCAGATGGCCGTTCATGGGTACTGAGCCCACGGCAGTTGGATGTGTCCGAAGTCGGGGAGGCTCGACCAATCCCCGCCCCACTGGAACGGGACGCGGGTCGCCTGCGAGGCTTTGGCGAACGCCTGCTCGATCAGGCCATAGACCGTGCGTTGATGGCCCGGCGCCCAGTCTATCGACCCGTCCGGCTTCAGGGCCGCGAAGTCGATGGCGGCGGCCAGGCCCTTGCAGTCCGGCAGGTGGCGGGAGTGCATCGTCTCGGAGTGCCCCGAGGCCACGCACGCGGTTTCCTGCGCGGTGTCGCGAAGGCCCTGGACGATCACGAAGTGGGGGCAGAGCGCGAAGGCGGCGTTGACCAGCCTGGCGAGATCAGGCTCGACCTGCGCCAGCCTATCGTGAGGATCTGGAGTGCTCATCGGCGTCTCCGTCATCCAGTAAAGCCCCTGCCACGAGCGACCGAAGCGCCAGCGCGCACGAGTCGCGAACAGCACCCGTGAGCCGCGGACGCGGCGAGCGTCAGAGAAAGAAAGCTAGGCGCGGCCGGCTGAGGGGGAGGCCAGCCGCGCCCGCTTCGGAGTACGCCGCTAGGCTACAGAGCCCGCAGTGTCCTCGACGAAGTACGAGAGTTCCAGTTCCAGCGTGCCGGCGCCCGGAGTCGCCGCAGCCGCGTGAGCGGTCACGACAATCAAAGTGTCGGCCGTGGTCTTGTAGAGGTAGCCGCCCGCCGCAATCGTGGTGTCGGCCGAAACGCCGGCCGCACGGCCCACGGTGGAGACCGCAGCCTTGAAGAGCTGCAGCGTGCCGACGATGCCCACGTCGAAGGTGAGCGTCGCGGACCCGCTGCTGTCGAGCTGGGCCGAAGCCTTGAGCCCGCAGCCCACGACGACCGCGTTCTTGGGCAGGTAGCCCATCTGCACGGTGTCGTTGATCACCCAGGTCGAGATCGACCCGCTGACGGCGTGAAGCCGGGCCGTGGGATTGACGATGCCGTGACCGCCGATGGCGGGAGTGCTGTTGGCGACTTGCGCCGTCTTATAGGTGGTGGCCATTTCGGCGACCCTTTCTGATGAAGTGTTGGGGTTGGGAATGCGGCCTTCACCACAGAGACACGGAGAACACAGAGGCCACGGAGGTCTTTCTTCGCGCCTCCGGCGCAATCAGACTTCGCTCTGTGAACTCCGTGTCCTCCGTGCCTCTGTGGTGAATAGGGGCGCCTCGAGGATCAGCTATCCGCTGCGGCCCCGGCGAACACGGTGACAATCCCGTTCTGGACGCTGTTGAAGTTCATCTTCTTCACGCCCAGCAGCTCTTCGATCGCGACGCCGGGACGGAACCCGAAGTCCTTGATCATGTCGGTGCGCGGGGTCGGCTCCTGACCCCAGGCCACGCCGACCGCGCCGCCGCCGCAGAGGAAGATCGGCCGCACGTCGGCGCTCGACCCGCCGGCCGCGTCGAACACCGTCCCGCCATTGGGATTGGCGGTGCAGGCCGTGCAGTAGGCGTCGATCTCGGGGATTTCGCGGTGGATGACGCCGTCGTAGATCAGATCCCCGTCCTGGAAGATCGGGTTCTTCTCCAGGCCCATGCCTTCACGCGAGCGAGCCGAGGTGTTGGCCGTGACCATGGTCGTGTCGGCCTTCAGATCCCGGAAGGTGCGCGAGCCGTGGAACGCGACGTAGAACTCGCGTCCGTCGCCGTCCTCCACCCGGAAGGGGCGGATGTGCGGGTCGGCCAGCTTGGCCAGGCGCTTGGCCAGGCCCATCATCGCCACCGAAGCCTTGGCGGTCGAGGCGACATTGCCCATCGCCGTGGCGAAGGTGGCCGAGTAGTTGGAGTTCAAGAGCCCGAACAGCACCCGGTCCTTGTTCGCCGCGACCCAGGTGTTCTGCTGAGCGGCGGTGGCCACGTCGTAGAGCACCTGCGTGCCGTTGGCGTCGGTGATCACCGCGGCCATCGCGTGGATGATGTCGTCGCGCAGCTTCTCGCTCTCCCAGACGCGCAGGGCGTCGCGAGAGGCGTTCCACAGGTCGATCTCGGTACGGAACGAGGTGGACTTCGGAATCCGCACGGCGTTGCGACGCCAGTCCAGCGTGATCGGGCAGTTGTAGTTGGTCAGCTCCTCCTCGGCCCCGTCCAGCACCTGGGCGCCGGTCACGCCCGCGCTCTTCAGCCGGCCGATGAAGGGGACGTTGATGGTCCGCTTGGCCTCTTCCTCGTACTGGAACTTGGTGAGGATGATGCCGCCCTTGTTGATGTCGGCGTTGGACATGTAGGGCGAAAAGCGGGAGTGGCGGATGTATTCCTGGAAATACTTGGTCTGCCAGACCTGACGTTCGGAGGCAGATGCGAGAGTGGTTTCGGCCATTGGAAGTTATCCTTTCGAGGATTGAGGGCGCGGTTCTCGAGCGAGCGAAGCGCCGAGGCGCGCACGACTCGCGAGCAGGGCGCGGCGCGGACGCGTCGCGCACCGACAAGAAACCGCTAGCGGTTGAGGGCCGCCTTGAAGGCCTCACCCGGTCCCAGTGGGATCTCGGTGCGTCCCGTCCCGCCAGCGTTGGGCTGGTCGGCAAGGGAGCGAGGCGGAGGCGGCGTGGGGGATGGGGACTGGATCGGCTCCGCCGTTCCTGTCCCCGGCTGGGTCTGAGAGGTCTTCAGGGCGTCGAGGTCGTCGGCTTCCTTGCGGAGCTGAATGGCCGCCTCGTAGGGATTTCCGATCTGCTGGATCAGCGCCGCGGCCCGGCTGTTGAACAGCGGGTCTTCGGCGCACCTGGCGAACGCCCAGTCATAGGCGCTCTTCACCGCGGCCTTGCCGTGTTCGACCTCGACCTCGAGCCGGGCGATCTGAGTGGCCAGACGCTGTTCCGCGCTCGGCTGCGCTTGCGTCGGGTCATCGACCTTCCGGAACTTGTCGAGTTCGGCTTCCAGCTCGGCGGAACGCTTCTCCGCGGCCTGTCGCTTCTCCCGCTCGGCCAGCGTGGCGTTGAGGATGCCATGCAGCTCTTTGCGGTCGAGCGGCTTTTCGCTCTCCCCGGCTTGCGAGACCGGCGGCCGGACCGCTTCGTCCCCGCCGGGGGGCTGGGCGATCTGCGGGGGTTGCGGCGACGGCTCCGGCGCCGGGATCTCGACAGCCGGAGGCGTCTCCCCGGCCGGATGGCCGAGGATGGCGTTGAGCGGATTTTCCATTCTGATCGGTCTTTCCCACGCCCACTTGTCGGGTGGCGGCCCCGCAACGCCCGTCAGCCCGGCGGCGGCATGCTCACGCGGCTCCCCTCGAGGAGACGCGGGCCCCGAAGGGCGAATGTCGAGAAGGCCGGGCGTCTATCCGCCCGGGCGGGTCGAGGAGAGCGGCCCCGTGGGCGCATCTCTCGACTTTGCGTATTGCACCAGCTTCGCGACCGGTCGTCAAGCGCAAATTGCAAACCGCGCAGATTTTTTCCGGCCGGCGGCTGGCGCGAGGCGGCCTATTCGCGGCGCTTCGCGGTCGTGGCGTTGAGCCCGCGGCTGATGCGGACGGCGACATCGTCGATCTTGCCTTCGACCACGATGAAGTGGTCGCCCTGGCCGGGCCCGAAGTGGATGACCGTCCGCGCTTCGCGCGTCGTATAGGGTTCGATCCGCTCCACGTTCAGCGGATTGACGAAGACCCGTCGCCCGTCGAACCGGTTGAATCCCACCAGAACTGCCACGCTCGCCCCACGTCTCGCCGCCAGGTGAAGCTTACCCGATTCTCGCCCCCCGCAGCGGCGCCCTCTTTTTGCGCCAGGAACCCCACCAAGGCCGGGCGGGACGCCCGGGCGGACGAGACGTCCGCGCTCCTGAACAAGGGCGCGGCGGCAGGGTCGCGGTCGGTTCGGAGTCTTCCGACCGGCTGCGGCGATCTCGTATCAGGAGCGCGGGCGTCCCGCCGGCGCCACCGCAGCGGCCTCACCAATCCCGGTCGGCGCCTGCCTGCCGGGCGCCGGCCTCGAACCCCGAGGCGGCGTGTTCGGCCCGGACCTGGTGGGCCTGGCTCACCGCGTTGAGCATCTTCGCCGTCCCCTCGGCCTGGTTCCTCGCCGCCTCGCTGCGCGTCCGCTCGACCTCTGCGGCCGCGTGCGCCATGCCAATCTGCCGGCCTGCCGCCTGGGCCTGCTGCTGTTCGCGGCCGGCCTGATCGATCGCGTCGATGATGCTGCGCTTGTGGGCCAGCGGCGAGAGCAGGATCAGCTGCTTGAGCGCCACCTGCTGCTGATAGAGCGGGCTCATCTTGACGAGGTCGAGCAGCTCGCTGAACGCCTCGGACTGAAGATTGCCGGCCGACTGCTGGGTGTCGATCTCGATGTCGACGTCCATCTCGGCCACCCGGTTACGATAGCCCAGCGGATGGCCGGGATCGGGCTGGTTGAGGCCCACGAACCTGGGCGCATCCTCGTCGTCGGTGACGCGGATCCACTGCGGATCGGTCCAGAATTGCCGGGCCCTGGCCCAGCATTGGCGATAGACGCGCAGCTCCAGGTCCTCGAGCGCGCCATAGACGTTGGCCAGCTCCACCAGACCCGACTGCTGGCGGGCCAGCAGGGCGCGACCCGAACTGTCGGTGTCGCTGCGGCCCAGCACCGCCGCGTTTGGCCCCATCCGCTCGATCTCGGACTTGGCCTCGGCCAGCAGCTCGACGTTGCCCTGCACTTCGGCGGTGTTCGGCGCGATCTCGTAGCCGAAGGGAATCACCCCGTCGGGCCTCGACGCCTCCTTGCGCGCGAGGTCCGCGTCGATACCCATGGCGGCCGGATCGCGTCCCTGTATCCGGCTGACGCTGATCAGATGCAGCGCCTTGCTCCGCCGCTTGTTCACTTCGTCCTGGACCGGGATCATGTCCCAGACCGCGCCATAGCGGCCGTTGTCGCGGCGCACATAGAGGCTCTGCGCCTCGATCGGGCAGTCGGGCCGGCCCTTGTGGTCGAGGTAGGACGACCTGCCGTGTTCGAGGATGTCGGTCCCGGTGAACACCGAGCGCGACCACGCCCCCTCGTCGCGCCAGTACATCTCGATGACGATCAGCCGGCGCAGCTTGGGGTCTATCCACGCCCCGCCCGTGCCGGGGCCCGACAGCGGGCGATCCTGGAACGACTGGTCCGGCCCGATGCCGCCGCCCATCGGGGCGTTCTGCACCGCGCTCTCGATCGCCTTGGCCTTGTCGGCGTAGAGCGCCGCGACATCGTCGGCGTACATCCACTTGGCGACGCCCAGGTACCGGGCGTCCTTGAAGTCCGGCCTACGCGCGCGAGGGTCGTAGAAGAACTCTTCCCAGCGGATCTGGGTGAGCGTGACGTTCTTGTCGCTGTCGGCTCCCACCAGGACAGCGCCCGTTCCAGGCACCAGCATGTCGCGGAACACGTCCAGCTTGAGCCGCTTGAAGCGGTTGAAGTCGGCGATGTAGCGCAGGGCGTCGGTGGCCGCGTCCGCGCTATCCTCGTCGCCGGGATTGCGCGGCCAGCACTTCGGGTCGGAGCGGCCGCGTTCGGCGACGCCGATGATGCCATTGATGGCCGCCTTGATGCGATTGATCACGATCGCCGGCTGACCGCGCTCGGCCATCTCGCGCCGGTCCTGGGGCGTGTACTGATCGCCATCGTAGTAGTCGCTCGCCTGCAGGCTGTGGCCGCGGCTGTCGGCCGTCAGTTGCTCATGCTCGGAGAAATATCGCTTCAGCCGCGCGAGGTCGGGCGCGTCGTCGCCGGGCAGGGGCTCGGTCTGCGAGGCGCGCGAACCGGCGCCGAAGCTTTGTGGCTCCACGGTTCAGCCTCCGTCGATGTGCAGGGAAGCCGGGGGGCGCCACCCGCGGGCGCATCTCTCGACTTTGCGTATTGCACCACGTTGACGACCGGTCGTCAAGCGCAAAATGCAATTATTTTATTGTCAGCGGCGCGCGCGGCGCTCCCGCGCCGGACGCGGGGCCCGCTCCTGCCAGCGCGTCGGCCTCATGCCGGGCCGGTGTTTCTGGGGCTCGGTGTCGAACAGCCAGTCCTCGGATGACTCTTTCTCGCGGAAGATCCACCAGCCGATGAAGGCGAACGACGACAGCACGCTGACGCCGAGGATGACGATCCAGATCATGCCCCCACCCTACCCGACCCGCAGCGTCGCGTGGAGGGGGGAAGGCGGACGCCTTCCCATCATCGGCGCCAGAAGGCCGGGCGAGACGCCCGGGCGGACGAGACGTCCGCGCTCCCGAACAAGGGCGGCGTTTTTTGTATCAGGACCGCGGGCGTCTCGCCCGCCGCCGGCGTCCCGCCGGCGTCTTCCCCCGCTGCAGTCCCGACCCGCGCCGCGCACGACACCCGGGCACGGCCGCTGGTTCAGCTGCTGAAGCGTCGCCGCAGACGGTATCCGAGCAGGCCCAGCGGGGTCACATCGCCACGCGCAATGGCTCGGCGCAGGCGCGTGGCGCCGCCGATGAGGCCCGCGCCGGCCAGCATCAGGAACCAGGCCGACGGCTCGGGCGCGGCCAGCGGCGACTCGAAGGTCACCTCGGCGAACCCGTCGCCGACATTGTAGCCGCCCGGCGCCTGGAAGCCGCTCAGTATGGGCGCCGACCGGTTGAAGCCGCTCGTTCCGGCATAGCCGGCGCCTCCGAGGAAGCAGGTGGACGGGCCGCAGGGGAAGACCGAGATCGGACCGGCGTCGCCGCCGGTCTGCCCCCCGCCCCCGCCGCCACTGAAGTATCCGCCGCCGCCGCCGCCATAGCCGCCAGCGCCACCGACGCCCGGCGCAGCCGTCCCCCCCGCGCGGGAGCCGGTGAAGGCGCCGCCGTTGATGCCGCTGCCCCCCGCGTAGACACCGCCGCCGGCGCCGCCTTGATCGCCGGCCTCGTCGCCGCCGACCACGAAGCTCTGCCCGCCGCCGCCGCCGCCCGCCACCAGCAGAGCGGCGCCGTTCTGATAGGCGAGGAATGTGCCCCCGCCCCCACCGCCGCCATAAGACGCCGAACCGCCCTGGCCGCCGACGACGACCTCGAACGTGTAGGTGGAATGCAGGGTGAGCTGAGCCTGAACATAGCTCCCGGAGCCGCCGCTCGACCCCCCGGTCCCGCCCCCTCCCGAGGCGCCGGCGATCAGCGCTTCATAGACGCCGGGCGTAAGCGTGAACGTGTAGTCGCCAGAGCTGAATTTCGAGAACTGCGCCTGGGCCGCTCCCGTCACGGCCGACAACGCCAACGCCGAGGCGCCGGCCACAAGAACCTGTCTTAGCACGATCGCCTCCCCGAACGCGCCAAACGCGCGCTTCCTGACGCCCAC